CTATATAAATCAATATTAGAAATCAGTGTAGGGTATCCTTCTACAATAAAAACTATACCACCACCTGTTGCAACACCTTCTCTCCATATTTTTGGGTCAGATGGATTGGTCATACATGCTAGAGACTTTTGAGTTCCTTGCATCTTAACCAATTCATCTACATATCCCTCACTAGTAATATGAGCAGCTCGTATTCGATTTCTTTCACCAAAAACACGCTGAGACATCTTTTTAGACATAGGTAAAAGTACCTTTCTCATAAAACTGCTGTCATCAGATTTTGCATCAGTTCTACTAAATGATAAAAATACGATGTCTTTTAGTTCGTTTCTACCTACTACCTCTGTGAGAAATTGTTTAAACCCTAACATATTTACTTCCTATTTTTTATAATCCGTATTAAAACGTAAACCAATTTCCTCTAAAGTGTTTATTATATCAGAAGTTCTATTAAAATCATCTTCAACACCCAATATTTCATCATAGCAAAAATATCTCTTATCTTTTTTGTATACAACGTTATTAATAGTTATTTTTGTACCATCATTCATTTTAAATGAAATAGACTTAGTTTTATTATTTCCAACAACACTTCCCTTTTTGATATATCGACTATTGTCAATCATACCTACTGCCTGAAGTATTGTTCCTTGCATTGAATTTCCTGCTTCGTCTAAAGATTCACTTTTAGCAGTCCAACCCTTTTCAATCTCATCAAAAAACTTCTTTTTCATTTTATCATTTAACTCTGCAGGAGAATTAACACCATACTTTTTTAAAGTTTTTTCAAAAAACTTCTGATAACCTGTCTTTTCCTCTACTATTCCATTCAAGAAATCCTTAAAACTTTTCATAAGAAACCCCTATTTATCCCAATTTTTAATTCCGTTAAAATTATTGTAAGAAAACTCTAATCTGTCTACTAATTTTACTGCACCACCACTCATTTTATCAATTGCCACGTATCCTTCATCATTGACAACTTTATAACCTGAGTTTGTCCTAACAAAAGTACTTGGAAACTTCTTAGCACCATTGTTAAGTTTATCAACAATCATCATTTTTGCATCAACTAAGTGATTATGTAAAATTAAACAATTCTTAATTACTTGTAAATTCTTTTTTGTGTCAGAAATGATACTATTCATCTGTTCTGTTTTAACTTGCTTACCTTTTTCTGACTTGACTTTAGGAAATACCTTAGTATCAAAATATTCTTTGATATAATCTATATAACCACTTGCATGTCTAACAGGATTATCAACTTTTTCACCCTTACGAATTTTAGAGTTATTATAGGTCTTGATACCTGCACCAATGATACTAGATGGTAAACTATTCTGTGAATTTAAAAATGAGTCTATTGATTTTCGATTAATCTTACGAAAAGTCTTACCTGCATCGGATAAGTATTTAGTTATCTTAGATGTCTCAGATTTGGTCATTGTAACAGAACCAGAATAATCCTCATAATCTACACCAGAATACCATACGTTTTTAGTATTGTTTAGATTAGAAACATCAGCACCAAATGAAGCACCCATATCCTCTAAACTATTTCCAACATAGGTAGTATGAAATACAACACCGATTTCAGCACCCTTGATCTTTTTATCCAATTCACTACCAACAGGAACTGCATAAACAATCGTATTGGGTTGAAAAGTAGTAAATTTCTGACCTTCTACCTCAACTTCCTCAAAATCACTTTGGGTGAACATTATATCACCCTGTAAAACACCTTTAATACCTAATGATTTCATTTCTTTAAGTGCAATTCTTAGTTTTTCTGCAAGACCACCTTTATATCCCAATTCTGTAATATCACTTTCTTGTTTAACTAATTTGGGATTCTTATTGAATACTCCCTTAGTACCAACAAAAAATTGACCATCACTTGGATCAGTACCAACGAAAATAGCTGGTGCACCATCAAACTTGACAGTAACCTTAACTGAATTACCACTATTTCCTGATAACATATCCCGCAACGATCTTAGAAAATTAATGGATTCTCGAGCTCCCCTGAAACCCAAATTGAATATTTCATCTTCAATATGTTCTAAATGGAGATTTTTAACAGGAGCAGATTCTTCTAAAAATTGCTTAAAACTTATCATATTATGTTATCTTTGCATGTGAACATGAAAATTTGGCTAAATGCATCATACCAAGTGCGGTAGATAATGCCCTTTCTCTGTTCTGATGATAAAGTCTACACCACCAACCACCGAAAGCGATAGTTTGAAATCTTGTAGAAATTTTTACATTTAAATTTGAAGCCTTCTGTGTAGTTGTTGTCAATTTTTTAAATGACGTATCATTTAAAATTCCATCTTCTTTATTGAGAAAATCTTCAAATTCTGAAGTGGTTTTCTCCAGTATATCATAATGAGATTTTAAATTATTTTCACCCTCAACTCTTTCCTTTCTTCGAGATCGTATCTTACTATCCACGATACCACTCGCAATACCCTTTTTTATCTGACCCCACATAAAGGAAACAACTCTAAATATTCTTTTACCATCTCTAGTGAGAACATACCTCTCTTTATTAGAATCATACTCAATTACTTTTTTTGAAGTAGCCTTTTTAACAGTTCGAGATATTTTAGTTGTTTTAGATTCAACATCAATATATTCAAGATAAACTTTACCGTGAGCTGCCTTCGTTCCCCCAACCTTAACTTCACCCACCAATGGGCCACCAGCTTTACCAGTAAACAATCTGTAATCTATTTCATGTCTATTTTTTGTAGGTATTGCTTTTTTCTCATAGTCTAATAAAGCTAATGATTGATAGACAGATTGTCCAAAAAATTTACCATAGTGCAATTTAAAACCATTTTCTACTTGACTATCTTTAACATTACCACTTTTTTGATTATCAAGTATCTCATAACCACCTGTTTTTGGATTAACTTCGGTGTATGTAGAACCCAGTTTTAAAGAAAGGCCAATTATTCCACTATTTTTAGTGTCTAAATATCCTTTCATTTTACTATTTAAGTCTAAAATTCCGTTAAACTCTCCAGCTAGTATATTTTCATTCTGATAACATATCCACACATCTGCAGGATTCCACTTATCCGAATCCCACTTTATCTCATCATCCATACCATCTTTCTTAAATAAGTTTTCTGCTTGTTTATTAAGTTCAAAGGAAGTAGAATCTTTAACAAATCTTATAGGAGTACTATAACCCTTTTTCATAAATGTATCAGTAGCATCTTGCCAATTCATCAACCAAGCTGGATTAGTGGTTAAAAACTCATAAACATCCTTAGTGGTTTTATCACCACCCTTAAATGATTTTCCCTTTTCCTCAATTTTATTTGCAACATGATTAAATTGAGCCATACTAACCGAAGGATGTTCCCCACCAACTGGATAATATTTACTAGCTAACATATAT